GAGTTTGGCAACTTTAAACAAACCTTATCCGGTCTTACAACGCAGATCGCAACGGCTACCCAAGCCATTATCGACGAGGGTACGCTTAATTTGCAGTCATTGATGAGCCAAGAGCTACAAGATGCAAAAGATACGATCATGGAGGCACTAGGCTCGGGCTATTGTATCTATGAGCCTAACGCATTTTTGATAGTCGACCGACTACCAAAAGAAGATGCGCAAAACGTCTTAATGATTAATAATAACGGCATCGCGTTCGGTCAAAATGGCATTAGCGGCGCTTTTACGAGTGCTTGGACTATCGACGGTACGCTTAATATGCAGGCGATTAACGTTATTAATCTAACGGCCGACTTGATTAAAGGCGGTACGCTTAAGCTAGGATCGAGCACAAACCAACAGGGGCATCTCGAGGTATACGATGAGGCTAATGCACTTATCGCAGAGCTTAACGCATCCGGACTAAAAGTCTATGGCCAAGATGGATCTTATGTATTACTTAATCAGACGGTAGGTTTTGCCGGATACGACCGTAACGATAACCCTATTTACTGGGTATCGCAAGACGAGTTTCATCAAAAAAAGGCGGTCGTCGAGGATGAGATTACGTTATGTAACAAGGTGCGATTTATACCGATTACGATTACAGATAGCAACAATAATAACGCAATAGTAAACGATGGCATCGGCCTCGTAAGCGTGGGGAGTGATTAAAAATGGCAAATAGCGGGCAAGTAGATGGTGGCATAGCTAACGGCGGTTTTCGCATACGCGTAAAATGGAGCTTAAACAGCCAAAGCGTAGCCGATAATACATCGAGCGTAAACGTTAAGGTGTATTTAGTCGTATCCAGTGGGTACTCTACCCAGTCTTGGATGCGCGGATCGTACACGGTTAACGGCGTAGTGCGTAATATCGATCGTAGCTCTCAATGGTATTATGGTGGCGAGAATTTGCTCGCAGAGGATAACTTTACTATCTATCACAATGCCGATGGTACTAAGTCGTTTAATATTAGCGCAACGGTAACATCGGGTTGGTCGGCCATCGGCACAATGCCAACGGCTAGCGACTCTTGGTCGTTGCCGACTATCGCTCGTGCATCGCAGCCATCTATCAATACGTATCCTAACAGCTCGCCGGACTTTAATATCGGCGATACGATTACTATACACATGAACCGCGCTAGCTCGAGCTTTACGCATACGGTCGTATTTAACTATGGCTCGACCTCTGTAACGGTAGCAACTGGAGTAACCAATAATTGCACTTTTGATACATCCACGGTCGCAAATGCGCTTTATGCGCTTATACCTAATGCTAATGTTTACAATGGTACGGTCTCGGTTACGACATATAATGGCTCGGCCAATATAGGTACTAAAACGTGCGCTTATAAAGCTCATGTCGTTAATGCTAACCCAACCTTTACCGCAAGCTATCTCGACTCTAACTCGACGACCTCGGCAATAACAACAAATAACCAAGTTATCGTACGCAATAAGTCGACTCTTACGGTCAATTTTGCTAGTGCAGCAGCTCAAAAATCGGCTACTCTTGCGAGCGCATCCGTAAATATCTTAGGACAAACCTTTAGCACTACTTTAAGCGGCGCAACGGCTACTATAAACATCGGAACGATTAACACGTCGCAAAATACTACCGCAAATGCGATAGTAACGGATAGCCGCGGCAATAGCTCGACAATACCTCTAACTATCACGGTCGCAGACTGGCAAGAGCCAACGGCTATTATTACGGCTAAAAGGCATGATAACTATTATAGCGACACAGATATTAACGTCGATGCTAATTACTCTAGCGTAAACAATAAAAACGTCATTACGATTAAGGTACGTACCCAAAAGCAGGGCGAGTCTACATGGTCGGCCTATCAGACCTTGCAGGATAACGTTACAAGCGTATTAACGCTAGACAATGAGTATGCTTGGAATATTCAAGTGCTATTAACCGATAGTTTCGGCGGATCTACAACCTATAACGCATCATTAAGCCGAGGTATGCCGATCGTATTTTTCGACCGCGCATTAAGCTCAACCGGTTTTAATATGTTTCCGACATATAGCCAAGCCGTAGAGATCGCCGGCCGTCTTTTCGTGAATAACGAGGATATAGTTAGCAAATTTACCGGCATCGGTGGCGCAGCTAAGGCCGCTACTACTAACGACTGGAACACGGCTTGCGGCATCTTAAGCGGTCTATATATGGGCTCTAATATGAGCAACGCGCCGGCGGCATCATCTAACTGGTTTTTCGTTTTCCATATGGTGCACAACAACCTCTATCAGCGTCAAATAGCTTACGACTTTTTTGGTATAAACGTATGGACTCGTCGCATGGATAACGGCACTTGGGGATCATGGCAAAAAATCGATCTATCGAGCACTTATAGCGCTAACGAGATGGCGGTAGGCGAGTGGGTAGACGGATCGCCTATATATAAAAAGACCTTTACACATCATGCCGATAGTTTAGCGGCGAACGGCCAGTACGATATGGGTACTATCCCCAACATAGATAAAGTCATTAAAATTGACGGGATAAGAACGATCAAAAGCGGCGACGGGTATAAAGAGGTTTATCCTATCCCTTACAACGACGGTTTTTATGTAGCCGTAGGCGTTTATCCAACCGAAGACCCACCAGTTGTAACTTTATGGTGGGACAGAAACCACAGCAACCAACAAGTAGACGATATTATTACGGTTTATTACACTAAAACATCAAATTAAAGGAGGTAAGATGCAATTTAGCGAGGTTATAACGGCGATATTTCAACATGGCGGCACGGTCATAATGGCGGCTCTTTTCGTATGGGTTTTTGTAGAGGATAAGCGTAAAAATACTAAAATACTCGAGGATAATACCAAGATGCTACAAACACTTGCCGAGAGTAACCAAAATATCGCTAAGTCGCTTGATATTATTACTAATAATCTCGTATCCATCGATCGCAAGGTCGACCGCAATTACGAGGAGATCGTAAAGCACGAAAAATAACAAAATAAAGGCATATAAAGTATCAACTTTTTGCGTTTTTGCTAATGTCGTAAAACGCACATTGTGCGTCTAATTATATTTGATATAATAAAAGCCGGCCTCTACAAATAAAACTCATGCACAACGTATAAAAGTTGGCAAATAGCTAATATTATAAAAGCAAGCTTAATCGCAGGGCTTGCCCATCTAATACTTTAATTCTTTTAACTTCCTGACATTTTTACCTAATGGCGTTATACCTCTCTTGTAACGACTGGTGAGATTTTTCCTAATAAGAAAAGACGGCGTGAGCGGCCGTCTTTTTAACATGTGCAAAAACTATGTGAAAATGTGCAAAAGTGCTATAATCGTATCTATGCGTCGGCCGAGGCCTAGCTAAAACTCATGCAACGAGGACGCATACAAGAGACCACCGTTTGCGGTGTTTTTTTGTTATAATAAAATTACGCATATGCCATGTGCATACGGCGCTATAAACCGCCCTTTGATTAATCGGGGCGGTTTTTTGTTTTGAGTAATTAGAACGCACCAACAGGGGCGTAGCAGTTACTCAAAAGCTATAAAAAGTCGACGTATACGTGCTTATTATCCGTGCTAGTGCGGATCTCTTTAATAAAACCACGCCAAAACACGCGCTTATTTTCTCGAGTCATGCCATCGTAAATATTGCGCCATCCGCTCGTCAAAAAGTCGCGATGCAGCGTTGTATTAGAACGCTTAGGCGCATTATCATTAAGCTTTTTAATCTCGGCCTCGGTTTGCTCGTATAGGCGATCGTAAGTCTTAACATCGATGCGCTTTTTCATAAACATATAATTAAGATTTTCAAGCTCGACCTTAAGGCTTTTAATTTTGGCTTTAGTATCGTCTCGATCGCTATTTTCGAGCTCGGCGATCTCTAGCATACGGTTTTTAAAAAGTTGCTCTAAGTTTTCGAGTAAGTATGTCTCGATGATTTGCTCGCGCGCCAAGATAGTATTATCGCATTGATGATCCGAGTAGCGATACTCGCATCGGTAGTAAAAATAATGCTTGTTTTTATAAGTAGTTTCAAAACCCGTCATAGTGCGGCCGCACTCGACGCACTTTACAAGCCCAGTAAATAGATAAGTAAACGACCTCTTTTTAACTCTGATATTGCTTTTAAGTATATCTTGGATGCGGTCGAAAGTATCGCGGTCTATATATGGCTCGGCAAAATTATCATTACCTCGGTACGATCCATAATAAAACTCTTTTTTAAGCAGCTTGCTATAAGTCTCGTAGCAGCGTTTTAAATTATACTTATCGTTAATATATACGACCGTCTTATGGATCGACTGATGCGTTAAAAAATAATCAAAAATATCCTCGACGATAGGCCTAGTCGCCTCATCTTTAACGACTCGCTTAGTACCATCGACAGTAGCAATTTTATAACCATATGGAACGGCGCCGCTAATCGGTTGGCCGTTTTTTACTTTATAATCAAATACGGCTTTAATACGCTCGCTACCCTTATTAAGCTCATGCTCGGCAAGGTTTACCTTAAGATTAAATAAAAAGATGCCATTAGCCGTAGTAGTATCGACGTTATCCTCTGACGTAGCGATCATGTCGACGTCGTTTTTCTTTAACAGTTCGAGTATTTTATTAGCCTCGAGCACGTTACGACTTAGCCGGTCGAGTCTCGTAAATACGATGGCATCAACCTCGTGTAGCCTCGTAAGCATCTCTTGGAGTTGCGGCCTATTCATATTGCTAGCGCTGTAACCCTCGTCTATATAAATATTAACGATATTATGCTTTTTATCCGCCGCCCACTTTTGGATCGTCTCGACTTGTGCATCTATGGAGTAACCGAACTTTTTTTGCTCATCATGGGATACCCGACAGTAACCGGCCACTTTTAATATCTTTTTACTCATATAACCACCCCTTTTTATGTTTCTTTTAGAAAACTTTTGTCATATTTATTTAAGATTTAGAAAAAATGCCCATAATAGCAGTAACCCAAGAGAGGAGGTTAGCATTATGGACGTCGAAAAGATATATGATTTACTTTTAAAATTGTATTGCGAGCAAGAAAAAATAAAAGTAGAGTACAAGATCGTAAAAGTTCCATCTAAAGATAAGGCCTAGTGCCTATGTTTGCTATTAAGGTAAATTTGCATAATATCACGATATAGCTCGTCTTTTTTATCATCCGGCAGATCATCAGCGTTAAAAATTGCCGCGATGCGAGAGGTAAGGTCTAGCGTCTCGTTAAAGTTTGATGTCTCAATACCAAAATAAGATATATCGACATTAAAGACCTCGCAAAAGGTTTTAAG